ATGATGATAATCTAAGTAGATATGTACCTACATCATTACCTAGTGGTCAGTGTGTAGAGAATCATCCTGATTGTTAAGATACGAAACGTATATATAGTAGTCTAACCGAACCATTAAGATTCGGGGGAATAGTATAACGGGATTACTGCGCCCTTGCACGGCGTCGATTGGGGTTCGATTCCCCATTCCTCCACCAAAATCCCTAACGGGTACAGGACTAGTACTGTTAAGACAATGTGGAAACTGTTGAATCTCTCAATACGCGCATAGTTTAAATCTAAATGCCGCAACAGTTTAGTGACCATGAAAGCTCACACCACATTTTACCGTCTAACTTATAAAAGTACATTCCACAGTCCTGTGCCCGTCGGGGACTTTTATCAGACATTTCCAAAATAAGCCTTGACATTAAAGAATACGCCTGTTATAATGGGGGTATAAATTGAATTGGATTATATTATGTTTAAACACTCTCCCATAGAACTACAAGAAATGACCGCTGTAACTACAGAGTTCGGTCGTCAATATGAAACCCCCGAAGGTATCAACCTTCCCTCTATCACTACTGTCCTTTCTATTCTCTCTCGCGACTCCATTGCTAAATGGCGTGCTCGTGTTGGTGAGAAAGAAGCGAACCGTGTCTCCTATCGCGCATCTACGCGTGGTACTGCGGTTCACGAAATCTGTGAACAGTACGTCAACAATGACCCTAATTGGGACAAGTACATGGCGATCAACCCTGATAATGGGGAAATGAAGAAGACCAAACGTACTCCCGACCTAATAGATTCTTTTCTGAGAATCAAACCTATTCTTGACGAGCGACTTACTCTTGTTCATGCTCAAGAAGCTCCCCTCTACTCTACCCATCTAGGTGTAGCAGGTCGTGTGGATTGCGTCGGTGTCTTCGACGGTAAGTTATCCATCATCGATTACAAGACTGCTATGAAACCTAAACGTCTTGACTGGATTAAGAATTACTTCATGCAAGAGTCTGCCTACGCAATCATGTGGGAAGAACGTACAGGTATGCCTATCACCCAACTGGTCACGATTATCTCTGTAGATAACCATGAACCACAAGTCTTTATCGAACACCGTGACAACTGGGTTCGTCCACTTATTGACACTATTGCTCAATATAAAGAAGAAAATAACATGAATTCCCTTGACATATAAATAGTATCTGATATACTCTATAGAGAGTAAAGGGGACTAGTTAGTGGCAAATTTATCATACAATGAGATAACACGGGAAAATAAAGAGTACCGCTCTGAAGTTCTCGTACAGAAAGTTTTTCAGATGGATGGTAAGTCCAATAACTTTGTCACGGATGACGGTATTCTCGTTTCGGAATACATTGTTATCAACAACACGAAGTACTCTCATGGAGAACCGTTAGATATTGCGGGTAAGATTCTTGCTCTGAAACTATTACCTACCAACCAACGGAAGGTAATAGTTGGCGGTAAAATGCAAGGACAGAAGGCCCGAGCAGAACTGCCTCTTACTAAATTAGAGAAGACTGAAGAGTTTGGTGGTCAACCCGCCGGTGGTACCAGAGTAAACAAAGGTATCAAGTTCGAGCATGACTTCGTTGAAGTGCTGAACGAACAGCTGTCTGGTATAACGAGTAAGAAGACGTATTCAAAAGAAGTTGAGCATATACTTGTTAAATGTGCTGAGGCGGTACGGTCTCCGGTAACTGAAGTTATCGCAGAAGGTGGTATGAACCAAAGTCGCCCCATTAAACTTCAAGGTAACCAGATATACATTGACCCATATAACCACTCAGACCACGGTAAAAAGTTAACCGACATTACATTGAAGCATGCTAACGGGAAGTTCAGTTACCTTTCCTTGAAGTTCTCAAGTACCTTGACTTTCATGAATGCGGGTATTAGTACGATATTTACTGCGTCTGACATAAGGTCTGGGTCAATACAGACTGCTATGGGTAAGGCTATATTAGATACATTCGGTTTGGAAAATGAGATATTCTGTGATGTGTTTAATAGTTATGGGAGAAAAAAATTCCCTAACGTGAAAGCGAAATTAGATAAACAAAAGTTAAAGAAATTCTTACAGACTTGTATTGGTTCTAAGTATTGGATGGTTCACGGTATGGAAGGCGGTAAGGTGTATTTCTGGGAAATGTCTGAAGCAAAAAACCCACAGTATGCCACTATCACCGGAGATGTTGAGATACAGTATGGTGGTAAACAGGGTAACGGTAAACGAATAGACATTGTATTCAGTAATCAATACTTTGACTTTAAGATAAATATACGAAATAAGCAAGGCGGCCTCTATCCATCGCACATCATGTGCGACTATAAGAGTAAACCTGCGACTGGTAAAAAACTATTATAGGAGGCCTATCATGGCACAATATTCAGTAAATCGTGGTAATCACTACAGCGCAGGTAATAACGACCTACATGAAGTTGTAATGATTGCCGATAAAGATGGTAACATTGGTGGTGGTAGTGGGGCGTTAGTCAATATCCCCCTCGCCAGCGGTTTGATCGATGGTCAATCGCACATTCACAAATTTGGCGCAACAAGCGTTGACGTGACTACCGGAACAGTTTGGGACGGTAACACTGGTAGTGTCACCTACTCATATCCTGATACTGACACCCCCATCGTGACTTCAACAGAAAATATTGGAGATTCGGTTATAATCACCGGTCTGAATGAATTTTTTCAGGAGATATCAGAGATTGTTGCTATTGGTGATACTGCGGTCGAACGGTTCTCACGCGTATTCCGAGCACAAATGCTAAACACTACTAACGTCGCTGATGTCGACATCTCAATGTCTGGTGGTCTTGCTGCTAGAATCACTGCGGGTCTTGCGCAAACTCTGATGGCAGTGTATACTGTCCCTGCGGGCAAGACTGCGTACTTACTTAAATTAACATTAGGTTCGGACAAAGCGTCAACTAACTCCGCTATGGGTTACAGTCTTATGTCAAGGAATAGTCCTCTCAGTCCATTTAGAATTAAAGGAAGACTTTACTCTGCGGGCGGTCAAAATATTCTTCAGGAATATCCTATACCGTTAAGATTCGGTGAAAAGAGTGATATCCGTCTTGACTTGACAGCAGCACAGGCCACTAAAGTATCAGCAACATTCGAACTTATTTTGGTAGATAACGCATAATGGAAAAATTCTACTATGAAAACATTCAAAAAACACCTTGAAGAATCGACCAAAGTAAAGTGGAACAAAGTTCCCGATGGTATGATTGGTCGTAAGAAGGTATATAAACACGTAACCTCGGACGGTAAGTTTGAGATTCGATTGTCGGGTATGGACTCTATGAAGATGAACAAAGACGGTAGTCAGAAAGTGATGCCTACTGTCTTTGATAAGAGTGGGAATACTCCAAGACACCCAGCTACAGCGTATAAGAATGTAGAAACTGCCAAGGCAGAAGTTCAGAGATGGATAGATGACCATGAACTTTAAAGAGTTTATCACAGAGAGTAAAAATACTCACATGACTCACATCGAGGACAAGGTTCTCTATGGTGGTGTTGACGGTACGCGTCAGGCAATTAACGCGTTACGCGGTCTGCGGGATATGTTGGCGGGTACTTCTAAAGGGAATGTATCCGTGAAGTGGGACGGTGCCCCTGCGGTCTTTTGTGGTACTGACCCAAGTGACGGTAAGTTCTTTGTTGCTAAGAAAAGTATCTTCAATAAGAACCCAAAGGTATACAAGACTAATGCTGACATTGACGATGATACGTCTGGCGACTTAAATGCGAAGTTAAAGGAAGCATTACGTTATCTTCCCGAGTTGGGAATCAAAGGTGTTATTCAGGGAGACTTCCTATTTGGTAATGGTGACGTTTCTACCAAGAACATCGACGGTCAGAAGTACACCGTTTTCCACCCAAACACTATTGCGTATGCGGTACCTTACGAGCAGTCTAAGTCTGTACGTGACGCGAAGATTGGTATCGTTTGGCACACTACTTACAAAGGTAGTACCTTCGAAACTATGTCGGCGTCATACGGTGTAGACGTTTCTAAATTAAAGAAGTCCAAGAATGTCTGGTCACAAGATGCTATGTTGAGAGATGTGACTCACGCGACAATGTCTAAGAGAGAGACCGAAGAAGTCACTAAGATATTGTCTAACGCGGGTAAGTTATTCAATCAGATATCGGCTACAACTCTGCGTACATTACAGGCGAACCCTAAACTCGCACAACCTATTGAGACATACAACAACACCTTCGTTCGTGCGGGAGCATTGCTTCCTGACTCAAAAAAGCATGTTAACGGATTGATAAGTAATAGACAAGCTTACTACAAAAAAGAAATCGAAAGTAAGAAATCTCAACGCGGTAAGGACGCTTGGATCGCTAAAATGAAGGATGAGATGGAGTTCTTTTCTGATGATAATCGTGCTAGTTTAGAAAAGATGTTTGATTTACAGAAAACTCTGGTACTTGCGAAATTAAAACTTATAAATAGTTTAGACAAATTAAAGACAATTGATACCTTCGTTAAAACTAAAGATGGATATAAAGTAACAGGTGAAGAAGGATACGTAGCAATTGATAAACTTGGTGGTGATGCGGTGAAACTAGTTGACCGTATGGAATTTTCATACAACAACTTTTCATCCGATATACTAAAGGGCTGGGACTCAGCTCGTAGATAATATGGAATAAACCAAAAGAGGATAAGTGAATGGCGCCTATGTCATTTAAGCATTTTATAAATGTTGATTACACCATGTCGGGTGATGAGCAGTTAGCGTATAATGCTAAAAAGAGAAAGAAAGATATACCTACTGGTAATACTAACGAAAAAGCAGTTGAGACTGATGAAGCGTTAGATGTTACGCAGCGACGTAAACTCGGTCAGAGAATGAAACGAAACAAAGCGAAAATCGCTATGGGTCGTAAACGTTCTGAGCGTAAAATCGCGAGTATGGATAAATTAAAATTACGTGCGCGTAAGTCTGCTCGAAAGGCTCTCGTTAAGAAAATTACTAAGGGCATAGACAAGTCCGAGTTATCTATTGCGCGTAAGAAAGAGATCGAAAAGCGTCTCGAAAAACCTGCGATGCAAAGTAAGATTGATCGTGCGGCAAGAAAAATTCTACCTCAAGTAAGAAAGGCGGAGATTGAACGAAAGCGCGGTGGTGGTGCGGATAAAAAATGATTAAGAATTTTTCCCAATACATCATCGAAGAAGAGCGTGAAGTATTCTTCACGTTCGGTCGGATGAATCCCCCGACTATCGGTCACGGTAAAGTAATGGATGCCCTTGCTCAAAAGTCTGGTAAATCCGACTACAAGGTATTCGTATCACAGACACAAGATGCGAAGAAGAATCCACTATCGTATTCCGACAAAATTAAGCACGTGCGGAAGATGTTTCCAAAACACGCACGTCAGGTTATGGTAGACAAGAATGTCAAGACTGCCATAAATGCGCTGGTCTCACTATACGATCAAGGTTACCGAACAGTAACTATGGTGGTAGGTGATGACCGCATAAGAGAATTCGATGTACTGTTCAATAAATATAATGGACAGCAAGCTAGACATGGTTTCTATAACTTCAAAAGTATTAACTTAGTATCAGCGGGTAAGAGAGATCCTGATGCTGAAGGTATAGAAGGAATGTCTGCGTCTAAACAAAGAGATAACGCGTCAAGTAATGATTTCGTAGCATTCTCTCAAGGCGTACCAAAGTCTATGTCCAATGCGGATGCTCGTCGCTTATATAACGATGTCCGTAAGGGTATGGGACTGAAGGAAGCGTCGGATTTTCGCAATCACCTAGAATTAACGTCAGTCTCCGAGATACGAGAGAAATTCGTATTAGGTGAACTGTTTTCTGTAGGTGATGAAGTTGTTGTAAAGGATAGCGACGAACTAGCAACTGTTGCTATATTAGGAACTAACTACGTTATTATCGAAACTCACGAAGGCAAAAAAATGCGTAAGTGGTTGGATGCTGTGGAGTTAGTCTCTGAAGAAGTATCTCAGAAAGAACTCAATGACCTAGAGAAGTTTGCGGATCGTTTGCTAAACAAGTTTGATGTTGACATCGAATTCACACGTCACTTCAAAGACCGTATGAACGATAGTAGAAACAAACCCGCAATTACTGTGGATGAGTTGAAATCTCTGTTCCAGAAGATGGCGGACAACAAAGGCAAGAAGATTAAGAAACACGGTAACAGTGAAGCGATCCTCAAGGATATGCAGTCTGATCTAAACCTACCTGTTGTCATCAACTGGAAGAACGGTGAGTTCGAAGTTGTTAACAAAACAATAATGCGTAAGAAAGCATTCAAGTCTCCTGATCCAGAACTCAAGTATGAGAGCCAAGATCCAGATATCAAAGATCGTGAGGGAACTCAACCCGCACGTTATCACGCAGGACTCAAGAAGTCTACCAAAGCAAAACGTGACGCACACTTCAAAAAACATGGTAAGAAGGCAGACGATGATTCATCTGCGTACAAACCAGCTCCTGGCGATGCGACCGCAAAAACTAAACCATCTAAATATACTAAGTCATTTAAGGATATGTATGATGAGGATTGTTGGGACGGTTACAAAGAAGTCGGTATGAAGAAGAAAGGGAACAAGATGGTTCCTAATTGTGTCGCAGAAGAGAATAGTCAAGGTATTGATGAGGGGATCTTTGATAAAATAAAGTCTAAGACCACTAACAAAAAACAATACCAACATGCGCTGATGACCTTAAAGAAACTTCTGACTCGTAAGAAAAAGGAATCTCAAGGTAAAATGAGTCATGGTACACAGTATTATGCGCAGAAGGTCGCCAAGACATATGCGGGCATGAACGATAGAGCACTTCATGATATGCTAGGAGATTGGAAACCATGATTACTTTTAAGAAATACCTTGACGAAAAACGATATGCCCTCTATGATACATTGGATCTTGAAGAAGGCCCTGACGGTATCGCTTCTAAGGCAAAGAAGTCAGGTATATCTCCAGAGACTCTAAAGAAGGTTTATAATCGTGGAGTTGCGGCATGGAAGACTGGTCACCGGCCAGGTACCACCCCCCAACAATGGGGACACGCACGAGTCAATGCGTTCATTGTTAAGAAGAAAAAAGGTGGTCTTAACCACGACAAAGATTTAGCATAATAGCCCTTGACAATAAGCGGTATTCAATATATAATACGTTATAAGGTCATATAAAGGAATCGGTAACTAATATGAAAACATTTCAAGAATTGCGGGAGTCTTCTCGCGACACTATCAATAACATCGAAGAAGGTGCTGAGGTATATACCGTTTCAAAGGGTGTATATACTCGTAAGGTTGACGGCGCTACCGCTGACCGGATGAAGAAACAGGGATGGAAGTTAGTTTCTAAAGAGTCTGTCGAAGAAGCTTATAACGATGATGATTTGGATTATAAGAAAGTAACAAAGACTATAGGCGTCACCCCTAAGCACAAACGAGACAAACGTGCTAACGCGGCGCAACCTGCGGCACCCAACAAGTCCGCAGCTGCTAGACGCAAGGCGATAGAACGTCATCAAGAACTTATACGGAATAAGAAGAAAGACCCGTATCAGTATGAGTCTGTAGACCTTGAAGAAGGTAAGATGAAAGAGTTTCATGCCATGGTTAAGAAAGGTATGACTGCCGCGCAGATTGCCAAGAAACTTGGTATGAAAGAGAAAGATGTTGCTGAGTTCATGAAAGGTATGAATGAAGCAAAAGAATATTCCTACACTGTTGTTCATGCTAAGAAAGGTAAGGTAGTAGTTACTGCGCCTACTTCATATGATGCGGCACAGAAAGCAGCAAAGCAATGGAAACTAAAGTCTACTGGCGGTGTTGATGCTTATCTTATGAAAGAAGAAACTTCTGTCGAACTTGACGAAGCATATCAGCAGTTCTTGGATAAGTCACCTAGTAACTGGGGTGAGGAAAAGGTAATCGCTTACGGAACCAAGAAAGGTTACAAAGTGATTGGCGTATGTGGACATGGTAATGTAGAGGGTATCGTACTGTTCGGTCTTGATGCCTCTGATAAGTCATATGTTGGCAAGGAAGCAAAGGTTAAGACTGGTCAAACAGTATTCCGTTATGCTACTCGCAACAGTATGGCAGGTGACATCTTTCCTTTAGTTAAGATTGATGTTAAGAAAGGTCTTCTATATAACCTGTCACAGAAGTCAAGTGACGGTGAAGTCGATTATGCAGAGTTCGAGAGTAAGGGTATTAAGTTACGTTACCTACGTCTTGCGGCAACTGCCAACCTCCGTGATATTACTGGGTTCGAACCTGGCTTTGGTTCAATGAAAGAGTCTACTGCTCCTAAAACTCTTAGCGATATTAGAACGAAAAGATCTTAATGAAAAAGTTTAAACAATATATAGCAGAATCTTGTTGTGATGATTGTGATGATCTCATCGTTGAAGACGGTGTGTACATCAATGAAGAAGGTAAGAAAGACAACGTAAAGCTTAACCAAATACAACGTGGTGGTAGTAAGAAGTTTTTCGTATATGTAAAGAATGATAAAGGCAACGTGGTTAAAGTTTCTTTCGGAGATCCCAATATGGAGATCAAGAGAGACGACCCTAAGAGACGTGCCGCTTTCCGTGCTAGACATGATTGTGCTAATAAGAAAGATAAAACAACTGCTGGATATTGGTCTTGTCGACAATGGCGCGCTGGCGCTAAAGTCGATAGTTAATTAGTATAAATAGTAACAGCTATTTCCAATTTAAACGGTAAAACGATTAATGCAACCTAACTCAGAAGAACAACGTCTCGCACGAATAGAGACCAAGATTGATAAATTGTCGGATGCGATGATTGATCTTGCTCGCGCAGAAGAAAAACTTATCAATATCGATAAGACCTCTCAACAACACGCTGAGAGAATGAATCGTTTCTCTGCGAGAATGGATGTTATTGAAGAAGTTGTAAACGAACAAGGCAAAACCGTTAAGGTAATGCAGTATGTATTAACTCTTGCGGCCACTGTGTTCGCGGGTATAATTGTCAAAATGTTTTTTGACACACCATAATAATCATCGGAGACTAACAATGTCAAATATCAATAAAATCATGGAGGCATATCTGTCAATGAAGGTCTCCGCAGAAAAAACTTTAGAAGAGAAAAAGAAACTCGACCCTGTCAACGATAAAGAGAACGATAAAGAATTTAAAGATCGTAAAGACAAAGACATCGACAACGATGGTGATGTTGATTCGTCTGATGAGTTCCTTCACAAGAAACGTGCCGCAACTGATGACGCAATCGACGGTGGTAAGAAACCTGCTAAGAAAGAAGCCGTAGAACCAGAAGAAGACGAAGTTGCTGAACCAAAAAAGAAACCTAAAACTGGTAGGGCATCTTTAACTAAAGACATCAAGCATAACTCACATACTGCTGACGCTACTGCCGAGATTTCTAAGATTGAGTCTGTAGATACTCGCGCAGCGTTTATCGAGATGTGGTCACAGGTTGAAGAGGCCGTTAAAGCTAAACAAGTCCCTGATAGTGCTGCTAAACCAGAAGGTATCATGGACAAAGAATCTCCTAAGTCTAAAGAGTTCGCCAAGAAACACGATGTTGAAATGGGTAAGAAACCAGAACTGGTTGCCGATGATGAAGAAGGTCATGAAATGACATCTAAAGCGGGTCGTGCCGTTAAGAAGCAGTCTTCCGCTAGAAGTGGTGACAACTTGTCCAATGGTGATACTTCGGTAGTTAAGAGTAAATAACCGTGATCTCCTTAATCACTAAGGAATGTGCTGTTAGAGAATCTACCATTGATAAACGCTGTAAGTTTCCCGATGGTAGATATTATTCTATGACTAAAGGTGATCTAATAAAACTCTGTGCCGATTTAGGTATAGGGATAACCGGTCTCAAAGGCGAGACTAAAGAACTAATCATTATGCGTATACGCGAAATAAGAGGATAGTAATATGATTAAATCTCCAAGTTGGTGTAAAGGTGCGGTTCCTTCCATTAAAGGTTGGCATCATCCCAAAACAAATGAACTTCTTAAGGCTCAGGGCTTGACTCATAAACAAGTATCAGCCTGGAAAGACGCGAAGGATGGTATCGGTAACAAGCACGATGTTGCTGAAGTTGTTCTTACTCATGAAGAAGTAGTCGAAGAATTCTTTGACGAAGAAGAGATCGAAGACGAAGACGAATAAGTTTTTTTAATCACTATTATTATAAGTTGTTTTGATGTTTAAATATTATGTACTCACTAGTAATAGTGTCGAAAATCTCGCACGTCAGTTCTTCACATTAAGGTATAATGATGTGGTGGTCGTTATCAATACTCTGGATAAGGAGTATGAGAAGACCGCCATTGATTACTGTGTCAAACACGGTATCGAACATCATATCACTCAATCAGACGGAACCCCAGCCACTGGGAAAAATTCCGTACTAGATTTATTCTTATCTTCTGAAAACGAATACATGGTTCAGGTAGACGGTGATGACATCATTACCGCTTACGGAAGAAATCTGTATCGTACTATCGCACTCTCTCCCAATGCTCCTGATGTTATATGTCTGTATAACCAGTTATGTCTGAATAAATTCAAACCTGACTTATGGGACAGCCAGTACGACTCTAGGTCAGTAAAGATAAAAGGTTGGTTCATCCCAAAGTACTTAACCCCCGCATACCCTCATGATTATGAGACAGATGCTACTTTTGCCGATTTGATACCAGAACGTCTAGCACATATGTACATGGATTTTTTTGGTACCTCACCAGAAGAGGCAGCACATTGGGCAGAAGTCCGAATACGATTGAACAGATTCTTCAGGGAGTATGGAGAGCGATACGAAACATTCAATAGAATGACCTTCCTATCGCGCAAAGCAGCGTCTGTAATGCGATATGACCCTGAGTATATGATAGGGGAAGACACTCTTCAGTTTTATCGTTTAAAGAAATTGGCGTACGAGGGTGAATTGGATATGCGTATGCGCAACGAAAGATGGGCATTTAGTTACGTATATATGAATGATACTGAATCTATTACTAAAGAATTTAAAGAAGATGGTTCTTTAAAGGTCAGTTATGCGTGGATGATACCAGTTGAGGATGGACTAAATAAACTAAAAGACGGACTACCTCCACCTGAGTTTCATTTACCGGAATTAACTGACCCATACTATGAAGTTAACAAAAACTAATTTAGTTGTATACGCAGCGAAGAATTATTACAATCCCGAATACATTGACGGAGAAGAGTTCTACGACGATCTAAAACGTTTTAAATACGTCAAGAGGTTGTTGAGTAGGTACAGTCAAACTAATGAACTAGCAGAACGTTTGATATTAAATCACTTGATTGTGATATTTAATGTATTTGGTCATGAGGCGGGTGTGGAAATACTCGCATTAAAAATACCAGCAGACCATTGGGCTGTACTGAAACCATTTCTCATATTCTTACGGGTAATAGAAAATAATGAGATTACTGGGGTTGAAATGGATAAATACGTGATAGAAAGATTGAGGAGTGTATAATGGGATTATTAAAATCTGCCGCTGATGTCGTCTATACGATTAGGTTCTTAAAGTTACTTGTTACTAAGTTCGAGGATACTGGTGCGTTTAAAGCAGGTATCATTGATGATCAAGGTAACAAGCGCCGAGACTATGATATGGAGGTCATGGGTAATCGCGATGCCTATCGTGATAACTACACTTCATTCCATCGTCTTGTGTTCAACCTAAAGAAAATCATGGAAAAGGTGCCAGGCGGTTCTTCGGTCGTTGCTCGATATGGCGCCGCGCTCGCTCTTATTAAAGAGCACGGTGAACTGACCGACAAAAATATTGAAAAGATTCATGAGAATACTGGTATAAGTATCCTTGACGTTCTACAGGAACAATCATTCTGGTATGTGTTAGATGACGGGTCACTATCGCCAGGCGTGTATCGAATTAACAACGATACTATGACCGCACAGTGCGAAGATGTCCGGAAGGGTGATAAGATTCGGATAGTCGAAGGTGCTCCTGTACATAATATACTAGGATTAGCCATACACGAAGGTGTACACATGAAGTCTGGTCAAAGAGTTTTAGCAACATCTGCTGAACTTATTAAGTAAATCCTCTCTATGGGGTCTCCCAAAACCCTATATAAAGGACGCATTACTAAAATGTTCTTGACATGACGCCCCATATTCGTGTATGATATGCTCTATTCGTTGGCGGGCGTTCAACGTAATTACGAAGAGACTTTCGCATGAAGACCTATGAAGAATTTAAACGACGGTTTGAGGAAGAGATGACCTCTACCGCGTCAGTGCCTGGAGCCGGTGACGATAATCAAACTGTCATTGTCCGCAAAAAATACGATAGGAAGAACAAAAGGAAATCTGCCTCAGACATGTTGCGCAGATACTTTCCTGAAAAATTTAAAAAATAGTTCTTGCCATCTCGCTCGAAATCAAGTATAATGGACACCATGTTAACTGATAGCTGATAGGCACTTACATGAAAGTTATAGATTGCTCCTCCTACAAAATTGTTATCTTCGATGTCGCGTCTGATCTGACATCTTTCCTCGATGAGGGACACGATGATAGCAAATTGATATATGTATCGCTTGACGGTACAGACACCACACTACTATCCCCCGATAGGTTCTTGGTCAAAAACCGCAATAGCTCTTTTCTCAATCATATGATGTGGGAAGGTCTGTTAGACGAAGATGAACAAGACGAATATATAATGAACCGTTGTGAAAAGTTTTTCAATGATGGCAAACAAATGCTAATAGAAGATTACGACTTCATTGAAGACGAACCATTCTATGATTATTCCAGATAAAAAAAGAGTCGTTATGAATATTAAAATGGACACGGGTCGCGATGACCTATTGACTGATTATGCCACAGGTATGTTGAAAGACTTTTACTTACGCCCAGAAGAAGATTCCCCGCAAGAAGGATATGCTCGAGCGGCTATTGCTTGGTCATCGTACAAGGGAGTGTTAGACGAAGCACTAGCACAGAGATTGTATGATTATGTAAGCAAAAAATGGTTCATGTTCGCATCCCCTGTACTATCTAACGCTCCAGATAAAGATGGTAAGTCTCGTGGACTACCCATATCATGTTTTCTCACTTTCGTACCGGACACCCTCGAAGGACTGATCGACCATACCACAGAGTTGCGATGGCTGTCTGTTATGGGTGGTGGTGTAGGTGGACATTGGTCGGACGTTCGTACAGTCTCAGACATAGCGCCTGGCCCGATTCCTTTCTTACACACAGTAGACGCAGACATGATTGCTTATCGTCAAGGAAAGACGCGTAAGGGTTCATATGCGGCATACCTAGATGTACATCATCCAGACATTATAGAATTCTTGAACATTCGTATTCCTACGGGTGACGTTCAACGCAAAGCATTGAATATTCATAATGCGATTAATATTACCGACGAGTTCATGGCGGCCGTATTGAACGATACAACTTTCGATCTGCGTGACCCGAGTAATGGTTCGGTAAAAGAATCTGTCAATGCCCGTAAATTATGGGAACGAATCCTTGAGGTTAGATTCCGTACAGGCGAACCATACCTGAATTTCATTGACACTGCGAACCGTGGTTTGCCGATGAGTTTAAAGGAGAAGGGGTTAAAGATACATGGTTCTAATCTATGTAACGAGATTCATTTACCCACTAGCGAAGACCGTACGGCAGTATGTTGTCTATCGTCCCTCAACTTAGAATACTATGATGAGTGGAAAGACACTACTATTGTTGCTGATATTATTACTATGCTTGATAATGTCATTGATTACTTCATAGAACATGCGCCTGACCATATCTCACGTGCTCGTTTTTCCGCATCACAGGAACGTTCGTTAGGTTTAGGTGCGATGGGATTCCACTCTTTGTTACAAAAACATGGAGTCGCATGGGAATCTGACAAGGCGAAAGAGATTAACGATGTAGTATTCAAAAATATCCAAAAACAGGCTACTGCGGAATCACTTCGTTTAGGTAAGGAACGTGGAGAGGCACCAGACATGGAAGGTACTGGTATGAGAAACGCGCACTTGATTGCCATTGCGCCTAATGCCTCGTCCGGTGTTATACTATCAACCAGTCCTTCTATAGAACCATTGAAGGCCAATGCGTACACTCATAGAACTCGCGCTGGTTCCTTTTTAGTCAAGAACGTTTACCTTAATCAGTTATTGTCTGATAAGGGGTACAATAACGACTCTATATGGACTTCTATCATCACCAATAAAGGTTCGGTACAACACTTACCGTTCTTGAACGAAGGTGAGAAGGCGGTATTTAAGACTGCGCAAGAGTTAGACCAGAACTGGGTCATAGAGCACGCTGCTGACCGTCAGAAGTATATCTGTCAAGGTCAATCGGTTAACTTGTTCTTCCCGGCAGGTGCGCCTAAGCGTTACGTAAACAAGGTTCATTTCAATGCTTGGAAGAAAGGTCTGAAGGGTCTGTACTACCTGCGAACAGAGGCGACTTCCCGTGCGGAAACTGTATCTGATAAAGTAGAACGCGTAGCACTTCAGAGTGACAGTCGATCTATCATATACGGTAAGACAGGTTGTCCATACTGTGAAATGGCGAGAGATGAATTAACTCTGCGAGGAATGCCGTTCGACTATATTGACTTAAAGGAATCAGGTAAGACTGCTGCCGAAGTTACGGGTCGAGATGTTACCACAGTACCACAGATATATATTGATGGAAAGTACATCGGTGGATACGAAGACTTGATGAGTAATCTAGCGGATGGTGGTGGATTTCAAACAGGTAATGAGGAGGACAATGAGTGTCGGGCTTGCGAAGGTTAGTAGTATTTGGGGATAGTTATGTACAGGGGTACCGTAGTAAACCCACTATACAAATCAACGAACTTAACTTTCCCTACTACCTCTCGAAAGAATTAGGTGTTGAGGTCATTAACAAAGGACACCACGGTCACTCCAATCTTGCCATAGCGCATGACGTTATGGCATTTATTCGAGAGACTCCGAAAGAAGAGTTACCTAACTACGCATTTTTAATATGTTTCAGTGATTGGCAGAGAGATACCAAAAGAGACAAAGATCGAGAACCTAATCCTGACACGGATGGTGCGCTAGAAGGAATTGTGTGGAGTCGTTGGCCTCATATAGAAGCACCCGACCCTACTATTTTGAGAGTATCTACCGAGATGGCATACCTCGGCTTAAAACAATTATGTTATAAGTATGATATTCCATATAGAATGATAAACAGTTTTGACCATCAGCCGTTCATAGATACCTTAGAGATATATGACGCAGTACATCATGGAGGCGGTAGGATAATCGACAAACGCATTGGTAGTTGTCAGTGGCGTATAGAAAGTCCACGTGGGGATTCACATTGGATAGAGAGTGAGTCTATTTACAATACCATTATGGATATTATAGTAGAAAATTGGTTATCAGAAGAGGATAAAATGCCACCTCTTCAATATGTAAGATACCACCGATTAAAAGAAGAAAACCGAAGATATTTAACTGGGTGTTCTCACCCCAATGTGGCGGGCAGTAAATTAATAGCAAAAACTCTCGCACCATATATACAAACTATTCTAAAGGATTAATATGTCACTATTAAAATTTTCACAAACGTACAAACCGTTCCTATATCCTTGGGCAGTTGACCTATCAAAGAAGCACGAAGAAGTGCACTGGATTGAAGACGAAGCAGAACTCTCTGAAGACGTACAGGATTGGAAGACCAAACTGACCGTGGAAGAAAAGACGTTCATCACTCACGTACTAAGATTGTTCACTCAGTCAGATGTACAGGTAGGTGAGAACTACCACGAATTATTGATCCCTCGTTTTAAAAACAATGAAGTCCGAAACATGTTGTCATCATTTGCGGCGCGAGAGGCAGTACACCAACGTGCCTATGCGCTCTTGAATGATACATTGGGACTACCGGACGAAGACTTCCATATGTTCCTTGAGTATAAGGAGATGGCTGATAAGATTGATTTCATGAAAGATGGAGACTCCAAAACTAATGCTGGACTAGCACTTTCCTTGGCACAGTCGGTATTCAATGAGGGTATGTCAGTATTCGCATCATTCGTCATGTTGCTGAACTTTCAACGTTTCGGTAAGATGAAAGGTATGGCGACAATCGTCGAGTGGTCTATCCGTGACGAGACTCTACACGTACAAGGTAACGCGAAGTTGTTCCGTGAGTTCTGCGGAGAACATCCGCGCATCGTTAATGACGAGTTAAAGTCTAAGATATATAAGATGGCTGAAAACGCAGTCATGTTAGAAACTAAATTTATTGATCTAGCATTCGCGGGTAACGCTGTACAAGGTCTCACCAAGAAAGAAGTCATCGACTATATCCGTCACATTGCTGACCGTCGTCTACTTCAACTTGGAATGAAACCATTATTTAATCAAAAAGATAATCCCTTACCTTGGTTGGACTGGGTACTGAACGGAGCATCACACGACAACTTCTTTGAGAAACGTGTGACCGAATACTCTGTTGTCGGTATGGAAGGTACCGATTATGGTTGGGATGAACTGGAGCAAGAGGTAGCATGATGAATGCTGAATATTTAATCGAATGTCCGATCTGCGACATTGAGACTAATGTAGAAGTTACATACGACGATGACCAACCACGGTTTTGTCCTATGTGCGGTTCGGACGTAGACGCAGAACTTCTAGACGAAGAGGACTAGTTACCATAAGTCTACATAAATGACACATAAAAGAGTAAAAAGTGTAGACTTATGAACTGGACATACGAAAAAGAATTATTTGACCCTGAAGAAACCTTCCTAGAAGATTATCAGGGTTTTGTTTATATAGTAACTGAACTTAGTACCGGAAAGAAGTACATCGGTAAGAAGTTTTTCTGGAAACCTAAAACACTGCCAGTGACGAAGACTCGAAAACGTAAGGTAAAAACGCGAGTACAGTCTGACTGGAAGACGTATTTTGGTTCCAGTATAGAAGTAAAAACCTTAGTTGAAGAGAAAGGCCCGGAGAGTTTCACTAGGGAAGTGTTGAAACTCTGCCGAACCAAGGGTGAATGTTCGTACTATGAAGCTAAGATGCAGTTTCAGTATGATGTCCTACTCAGGGATGATTTTTACAACGCGTTCATCGGTTGTAAGATTCACGCAAAACATCTACCTAAAGACTAGCCAACTTCAATATCAGATAGTGCGAAACCGCACATAGCTACACCGACGACGCTATACATCAATGTTTCCATGATGGTCATAGCGTCAGTCTCTAAACCACCTACCGCACCCATCACGAAAAACCCACCTACTAAACCAATTATTAATTTCATTACTTCACCTCTTCATAAGCGGCAGCAATAGCAAGAAGACCTGTCTTGCTCTTAGGAACTTTCATAAGTTGAATCGCTAACTGTTTTGCACCATAAAGGTCACAAGCTTCAGTCTTCTTTATTTCAACTCTCTTATTGTTATAGAAAGCAATCCATCCTGCAAACGTTTCGTTATTCATTACTTCACCTCCACATTGTCGACCCAAGCAACATCACGCTCAAGGTTGTTCATTCGGTAGTTCAGGGCAGCAACAAGACTGTCGAACTTCATATCATTGATCAACTGATCGTTGACAACATTGCGTAGAACATAGTAGTAGTCAGGTTTTGCGTTCATCATAATAACTTCTCTCTCTGTCTAATGAGGTACTATTATAACATATATGAAGATATTGTCAATGGCTTCATTAGACTATTTGGTTATAAACTCGATGGTGTTATGCTATTTTGTTCTATTAATATTGTTGACATTTGTTTCTAAAAGAAGTATAATAGCTGTACAAATTGAGTTGAGAGAGAATTATTATGATTGAAGTTGGTGATGTTGTCTATTGTAACTGGGGTGCGATGCATCCGACCGAAGAACTTGCTGTTCTCAAGATCGACGGTGATCGTATGTGGTGTGAAGGTGGGTTTACTATGTTACTTGCCGACTTGCGTGATATGAATGAGAACTACCGCAGTCCTATCGGTGTCTACAAAATAGATACTAACAATGTATATGCTTGAGGAATCATAATGTACGTAATGAATCTTGAATGGATTGACAGCTTAGGTGAGAGACACATTGTGTGGAACGTGGTCAATCCCGAAAAAATGAAGCGTGACCTCATTGCCCTCAATGTTCCGGAAGAGAACATCGAAATATACGAGAAAGATGTTTCTTAATTTAATATTCTAATGG